TGGAACAACTGCTGGTGAATCTGCACAATGTGTTTATTTGCAAGCAATTTGGAATAATCCCAAAACAGATTTTAATGAAGCAGAATTAACACAGGCGTTTAGTCAAACAAAAACTAATGCAACTTTTGATATGATAAAAAATTTATCACAGGATTGGGTAGTTTCTTCAACTTTAATTGCCAAATTACTTTATAAAGTTCTTCCTAAAAGGAATTATACTTTTCATAGAGGCTCAGATGATTTTGTAAAAAATATAATTGAAAAAACATTTAAAAAAACTGGACAAAAAGATTTTACAGATATTAACAAATGGAATCCAGCTGATATATGGATAGTAGATGAATCAAAAATAGGTAGTTATGATTTTGCGAATGTAGTAGAACTTCCATATTATAACGAATTACTTTTAAAAGCTTATACTAATAGAGATATCATTGGTGTTTCTTTAAAGAAAACAGAGAAACCAAAAATAGCTCAAATGAATTGGAAAAAACCTTTTAAAGAACCAAAATTTACAAAAACTTCTTTAGGCAAAAGAGATTTTTTCAAGTCTAAAGATGGTTATATATTTTTTGATAGTGGAGAAATACAGTTTAGAACTTTTCCAGCGTTTCAAGGTGAGATTATAGGTAAGGTTGCTAAACATGGAAAAATAAGTGGTGATGCTGGGCCAAAAGGCCCAATAGGTATCGTTATGGCAAAAGCTGGTGCAAAGCCGATTCCACCAAGAAGAGAAATTGAAACATTAATTAAAAAAGATAAAAATAAATTTTTCAAAATGTTCTATAATGAATATTTAAGAGCTGGACAAAAAAATATATCAATAAAAGAGTTTATTAACAATTTTAAAGGAAAGAATAGTGGGTATCTGGAATCCAAATATCTAGTAACTTTAATGTTTAATGAATTAAAAGGTCGAGAACAGAAATTTTTAAGTTTAGCATATAGATATGCAAAATCTATATCTGCTAATTCTTCTGTTCATTTAAAGGTATTTTAATGACAATAGAATTTTTAACAGAGGATAAACAAGGAAAGAATTTACATCTCGAACATCTCGAAGATGAAATAATTAATTTCGGTGTTAAGGGTGGAAGAGCTTCTATAGAGTTTCTTCGTTCACTTCGTAATATGTTATCTGGTGCTTCTCGAAGTTCTGTTAACATGACAGTTAAGTGGGATGGTGCTCCAGCAGTATTTGCTGGTGTCGACCCAGCAGATAATAAATTTTTTGTTGCAAAGAAATCTGTGTTCAATGTAACACCAAAATTATATAAAACAAATGCAGATGTTGATGCAGATACATCTGGAGATTTAAGTACGAAGTTAAAGGTTGCTCTTAAAGAATTTTCTAAGTTAGGAATCAAAGGAGTATTGCAAGGCGATTTAATGTTCACAAAAGATAGTGTTGAAAATGATACAATAGATGGTGTCAAGTATTATACTTTTCAACCGAACACAATTGTTTATGCAGTTCCAGTTGATTCTGATTTAGGAAAAACTATTAAGAGTGCTAACATAGGTGTTGTGTGGCACACCACTTATACTGGAAAAGAACTTCAAGATATGAAAGCATCATTTGGTGTCAATATAAATTCATTAACTAAATCCTCAAAAGTATGGATGGATGATGCAAGTTATAAAGATACATCTGGTAAATCTACATTTACTGCAAAGGAAACAGAAGCGGTTACATCATTATTATCAAAAACAGGAGTTGCATTTCAAAAAATTAATGTGCCGACATTAAATAGATTTTTAAAATTACAGGAAAGTCTTTCTGGAAAATTTGCAAAGGTAACTATTAAGACATATAATAACAAATTTGTAAGACAAGGTGTACCTATAACGAATCCAAGCAAACATGCACAAGGATATTTGCAGTATGTGAAAGACCAGTTTGATGATGAAACTAAAAAAATAAAAACACCAGCAAAGAAACAGGAATACGAAACTAGAAAAACAGAATATGTTAGAGAGTTTAAAAAACAAATACCTACTTTAATACAAGTGTTTACTATGCAGAAATATTTGGTTGAAGCAAAGATTTTGATAGTTAAAAAACTAAATAGTATTAAACAATTGACCGATACATTTGTTAAAACATCTGATGGATTTAAAGTAACGAATCCTGAAGGTTATGTTGCTATAGATAGAATAAGTGGAAACGCAGTCAAGTTAGTAGATAGAATGGAGTTTAGTTTTAATAACTTTACTGCCATAAAAAATTGGGATAAGTAAATGAAATCATTTAAAGAGATAACAGTAGATGTAGAAAAATCAAAAGGTTTGCATGATTTAGAAGAAAGAAAACCATTAAATATTGCACAACGAAGAAAACTTGCAATAAGAATGAAACGACTTTCAAAATCTGGTGCGTTTAAAAAGAAAAGAGAACTATCACTTCGTAGAGTTGCTACAGGTGATAAACTTATGAAACGTGCAATGAAACGTGCTAAAATGGTAATGATTAAAAAGTTTTATGGAAACATAGATTATAAGAATCTGCCTATTTCAGCAAAGATGAAAATAGATATGCAACTTCAAAAGAAAGCATCTATGATACCAAAGATTGCAAAGAAGTTAGTAAGAATAATGAGAAAACAAGAAGTAGAAAGAGTTAGAAAATTAAAATCAGGTGGTAACAAATAAATGATGAAAGGTTTTAAACAGGTTTTAACGGAAGCAAAAGAAAAAGTTGTTTTTGCGTTTGGAAGATTCAATCCGCCTACTACTGGTCACGAAAAATTAATTAATAAAGTTGCGAGTGTTGCTGGTTCTAGTGATTATAGAATTTATCCATCTTTTACAAAAAACCCAACAAAAGACCCATTACCACATGCACTTAAAATTGCATATATGAGAAAGATGTTTCCGAAACATGCAAGAAAAATTATTGCAGACCAAGATGCAACTACAGCAATGGCGATTGCAACTAAGTTGTATGATGAAGGTTATAAAAATCTAGTAATGGTTGCTGGTTCTGATAGAATTAAAGAATTTCAAAAATTATTAGATACTTATAATGGTGTTAAAGGAAAACGACATGGATATTATAAATTTGAAAGTATAGGTGTTGTATCTGCTGGCGAGAGAGACCCCGATGCAGAGGGTGTAACAGGAATGTCTGCTTCAAAAATGAGAAGTGCTGCCGCTAGTGGAGATATAAGTGCGTTCAAAAGTGGACTTCCAAAAGGATTTAAGGGTGCAGAAAGATTATTTAAAGATGTAAGAAAACATATGAATATTCGTGATGAAAAACAATGGATAGGAGAAATGACTGATTATGAACAATTTAGAGATGCATATCTTACAGGAAAGATATTGCGTGTAGGAGAAAAGACAAAACTAGGTGAAATACTAAGACGTGGAACAAATTATGTAACTATTCTTACTGAAAAGAAAGGATATAAAAAAGTTTGGTTGGAAACCTTACAAGAACATATGATTACTGAAACTTTAAATAGCAAATAAGATAAATATAAAGAAAGGAAATATGGAAATGAATAAATTTTATAACGATTTTTACACAAAGTTTGGCCGAACTGTCCACGATATACGAGAACAACAAGAACGAGATATTGTTGAGTATGCTGAAAATGGATTAACCGAAGATGATATAGTTATTCTTACTGATATGGATAGACGTAGAGTTCGTGAGATTATAGGAAATATTAAACCAGTACAAGAAGAAACAGAACTTAATGAATTTCAAGGATATGATTCTATCGTAAGTAAGGATAAAACAGCAAGTGCAATATTCAAAATTGCTAGGACTAAAGGTGGTAAGGGTGTTATTGAATTTAAAGGTGGTAAACTTACTCTTGATGATAAGTCAGCACGAATTATTTTAGATATCGTTGCTCAAGAAGAAAAGTGGCCACAAGCTCAACTTAGAGATGCTATACAAAATCCAAAATCATATACAGTAAGAGAAGTAATGAAGTTAGCTCAAGATGCTAAGAAAGCACAAGGGGATAAAAGACCACTAACATCAACATAGGACAGGAAACATGGAAAAAAATAAATTAGAACGTATGAATCTGTCGAAATATTTAAAGACAAAATATAAAGATGTTAAAGATGTCGACCCTGCTGACGTTGATGATGTTGCAACTGCAAAAGATATTGCAAGTGCAGATAAAAACATAATGATACAACTTAAAAAACAAATTGGTTTGGGTAATTCATTCAAAGTAGAATTTGGAGATAAGAAAACAGCAAGAGTTCCAGATAAAATTGCGAAGGCAGCAATTGCACTCTATGATAAACATAAAACATCTCAACAAAAAGGTGATTATCAAAATACGATTTCTAAGTCTTATAAAGATTTACTTTCTTTTATTAGAAAAGGAAAACCAGTTGCAATGGAAGCGGTAGTTATTCAAGAACCACTCGACCCAGAAAAACATGATGTAAAAAAATATATTGATGATTTTCAAAAATCTACTAATCCACAATTTGATGGACTATCAAAAGAAAAACGCAAGGAGATGGCGATAGCTGCTTATCTAAAAGCAAAAGATAAAAAAGAAGATATGAAAAATTCTAAAGATAAAAAAGAAGAAACATTAATACGTAGTGTCCAACAAATAATGTTGAACAAAGATACTAAAAAAGAAGTTACAGAAGCTTATCTTGACTATGTACTTCCAAAATTAAGTTTTAATAGTACGTCTGAGTTTAAGAAAGCAGTAAAGTATTTTGAAAGTCAAGGTCTTTCGCAAGGTTATCGTGGTAATGAAATGGAGCCTGCTTTTGATTTTAATAAATTTAAAGATGAGATAACCATTTTTAATCTTGATGAACTTTCACCTAGCATTAATTCTAAAAGAGGTGTAGATAGTTTCTTGAAGAAAGGAAGATTTAAATATGAATTAAATTATATTCGTAATGAAGGTTTTGCTTCAGATGCTCAAAGAAGAGCTGCATTTGCTAGTGGTTACAAAGAAAAAGGCAAAAAGAAAAAAGAAGAAGTTGAACTTGATGAACAACCAAAACATGAAATTACTGTAGGTAATTACACAACTAAGTTTTTTCACATGTGTGGCTCTGCACAAGAAGTAATGAAAAAATACGCAGATAAAGATGGCGCAGAGGAACTTGCTAAAATGCAAGATGTATTCTTTAAAATGGAAAAAGATGCAATGAACTCTGGTAGTGCAAGTGAAGAACAGAAAAAGAAAGCAGAAATACTATATGATAAGATTATAACTAAAGCAAAAGATGTCGGTATTGAAGATGAAGTTCAAAAGTATATGATAAACCACTTAACATCAATGACTAAAGGCGACCCTAAACTTGGATTTGGTAGAACTGATATAAATGAAGAAGTTAAACTTGATGAAAAATTAGATAAAGATGATGAAACTATTATTAAAAAAGTTATAGGTAAATTAAAGAAAGCAAGTCAAGCACACGCTGGACAATCTAAAGACTTGCAAAAAGCACTTGATGAAGATGAACTTGGTGAAAACTTTAGAACACTTGCTACTAAGGGTATGGGTACAGAAACAAAACAACGAGCTAAAGTAGGACAGGAATTAGATTTTTACGAACCCAAAAGAGGTGATAAGTTTTTAGGTAAGATTATAAAAATGGATAATAAAGGTTATAAGGTACAGGGTTTAGATAGACAATTTAAAGGTAAAATATTTACATTTAAATATTATGATAAAAACAAAGCAAAAAATCTTCTTCAAAAAGAAGAACATATTGATGAAAGAAGTAAAATTTCAGATGTTGTTGCAAAAACTGATGCAGAAAGACTTGCTATTGTAAAAAAACATTATCCATTTGTTGCTGATATTACAGATAAAAGAAAAAAAGAAAAAACTGTTCAAGGTTTCTTTCATTTTCTAAAAAATAAAGATAAAAAAGCAGTTGATAAATTAGATAACATAATTAAAAAATTAGGTACGAAAAAAGGAATAGCATATATTGATTCATATCGTCAAAATTATTTAAGAATGAGTAATTTAGAGGAAGAAAAATAAGATGGGAAAAAAATATTTAGATACAAAAAAGAATTCTTTAGAAGAGGCTGTTCAAAAAATTTGGAATGGAGATACAATTACAGAAGCACCAGATGATTTAGAATATGTTGTATTAGATTTTGATAAGATGTCTGAGTTTAAGAAAGCAAGAAACTATCTTGATAAAAATGGCATTAGACCACCAGGTTACGGTGGTGGTGGTGGAGCAGAGTATGATTTTGATAGGGATATGTATGGAGATGAGTTAAGCATTTTAAATATTGATGAGATACATCCACGAATTAAGATGAAGACTAAAAGAGATGTTGAAAATTTCTTGAAGAAAGGAAGATTTAAATTTAAATTAAGGTATATAGGGCCACAATAATGGGAAAAAAATATTTAGATACCAAAAAGAATTCGTTAGAAGATGCAGTTTTGGAAGTTGTTAAATTTGAAGAAGTAGAACTTGATGAAAAACAAAATACATACACAGTAGTTCATATTAAAAAAGGTAAAGAAATTATAAAAGCAAAAAGTTCATATGAAGCTGCAAAAAAGTTTGCACAGATGAAAAGACTTAAAAACACAGCAGGAGTTGATGCTTATATTATGGAAGAAGTAGATATGCAAGAATCAGGTCATACTGATGTGGCATCTATGAAAACACAAGTACAGATTGCTATGGAAGCTTTACAAAAGATGAATACAGAATTAGCAAAACTAAATGATGAAGATGACCTTCCTACTTGGTGGACAAACAAAGTTGCAACAGCGGTAAATAAATTAGATGGTATGGCTGACTACATTAGTGCAAAAGGGAAAACAACATAACAGAAGAATAGGATTATAGAGGAAGAAAACAATGAAAAAACAAAATGATTACTTTAAAAAAATAGAAAAGGGAACATTGGAAGATGCTGTTGAACAAATTTGGAATCCAGATAGTAAAGAAGAACAACTTGATGAAGTTGTTACTAACTATAAACTACTTGCGAAAGATATTAAAAAAGAATTCCAACAACAATTAACAAAGAAAAAGTTTCTTACTTTAAACGATATTCAAAGTTATGTAATGTCTAATGCAGATTCTCCACATAAAGTTGAAACTGATGAGATTGTTAAAGAACTTAAAAAACTTCGTATAACAGTTGCTGGAAAGTTTCCACATACTAGAGAAGAAGTTACTTCTAAACAGTTGCAAAAAGCAATAGGTAAAGCTAAGGGGATGAAAGTAAAACACGATTGTGCTACTAAAGTAGAACATGCAGAATGGGGTAAAGGAAATCCATTAAAAGAACAACATACACTCGATGAAGATGGTACTGTTACACATTATGATATTATGTTTGAACATGGACTAGAGAAAGACGTTTCAGTTTCTACACTAAAGATACTTGCAAGTTCAATGCATGAACATGCAATTAATCCAGATAAGAATGACCTACAAGAAATGAATCCAACTGACCATGTTAAGAAAAAGGGTGACAAGTTTTGTGTATATAATGCAGATGGTACTATTGCAAAAGAATTTGACAATAGAGAAGATGCAGAAAAGTATGCAATTGCCAACCACGACAAGTTGATGGCAACTAAGAAAGAAGAAGTTGAAATTGATGAAGGAACGAAATATATTGGTCGTGCTGGTGAAGGAACACAATTCCAAGTTGTTTATACAAATAAGAAAAGGCGAGATGGTATTTACAGATTAGAAAGAGATAGAACTTTAGGAAAAATCTATAATCAAAGAGAAGCAGAAAAAATGGTTAAAAAATTATCTGCTGATAAAAGAAATAGTGACTTTGAATATAGATTTGTACCAAAAGGTAATATTAACCATAGAAGTGGAGAAGTTGTTACTCCAGTCGATTTTTACAAAGTAGGTTTCAAAAATCGTAGAGAACAAGTAACTTCACCATCAAAATATATTGATATCTTAACTAAATTTCAAGAAGAAACAGAATATCAAAAGTTTTTTAAATCTGCAATGAAAAAGTTTGGTGTAAAAAGTCCTAGTGAATTAGATGGCGATAAAGAAAAAGAATTTTATGACTATGTAGATAAAAATTGGAAGGGTAAAAATGAGCCAAAGGAAGTTGGTGAAAAACGTAAACCTAATGGTAAAACATTAACGGGGAAACCTAAAGACAATATTGATGTAAATCCAAAAACTTCTGATATTAAAGCTGGTAAATATTAGGAAATATGAAACAATTTTATGATGTTAGGTATGCATATCTTTCAGAACAAGAGAATTCTAAATTACCAGAGATTTATATTGATTTAGATGGTGTTTTAGTAGATTTAGAAAAGGGTGCATTAGAAACACTTCTTGATAAGTATCCTAAAATTAAAAGTTGGTTAGAAGTTCCACAAGAAGATAGATGGAAGGTAATTAATAAAACAAAAGATTTTTGGAAAAATTTAGAATGGATGCCAAATTCAAAAAGACTTTGGAAAATGGTAAGTAAATATCCATCACATGTATTAAGTGCATATTCATCGAGGGATGATAATTCTAAGAGGGATAAGTTGGTTTGGGTAAATAAAAATATGAGAGAATTACCCAGAAATAGAATAAACATAGTAAAAAGACAAGATAAACAAAAATTTGCAGTTGATAAGGGAAATCCTAATGTCCTTATTGACGACCACCTTAAAAATGTAGATGAGTGGAAAAAAGCAGGTGGCATAGGAATATTACATAAAGATGTTAGTACTACTATACGACAATTAAAAAAATTAGGATATAAATAACTATAAATAAAGTATAGAATAAAAAAAAAGGAGAACGATTATGGGATTATGGGGAACAGCTCACGCTTCGGCATCAAACAAACCAAAAGATAAGCCGACAGATGAGAACTCAGATTATAAAAAACAGACTATCTATGCAACTCAAGCGGGTTGGGTAAGACAGGCTGGAACTGCAGCTAGTGGAAATGACAATACTTCTGCACAACCTGAAGTTTTAGTTGCGATTGGCGACCTTGCTGGTTCATCTTCAAGTACTGGTTTAAGAGCACCAACAGTTACAGCATTAAGATATGTTGTTGGAACAACTGCAACAACTGATATGACCGCTGGTGACGGAACACAAAGAATACTTGTTGAAGTTACTTGGGATGAAGAAGTTACTGTTGCTGGTAGTCCACAAATTACTGTTGTTAACGGAAACCAATCAGGTGGTGGTTATGGCAACCACGTCTTAACTTATACTGCAACTGGTTCGACTGCTAACAGAAAACGCTTTGAGAAGACAAGTGCTAGTTTAGGTAACACAGATGTGTTAACTACACCTTCTGCTATTGCACTTAATAGTGGAACAATTTCTGATACAGTAGTTGGTGGAACAACTCTTGCTGCTTCATTAGATATTTCTGATGTGGTACAAGTACGAACAGTAACAAACTAGTCGTAAGATATACGAAATTATATTAAGTGAGGTGATATAACAATATGATTGATAAAAAAAAGATTGAAGAAAGAAAGGTTACATTGGAAAAGGATGTTGAAACAATGTCAAACCTTATTGAAAAACTTGATAAAGAGCGAAACAATGCACTTACAAGAATAACAGCTTTATCTGGTGCAATTCAACAATGTGACCAATTTCTTCAAGAATTAGATAACGAAAGTGATGTCGGTGATAATGCCGACAGTAGCATTCCCGATAAGAAAAAGTAATTCTTACGGGTTTATAGGAGATAAAAAATGGCTGATAAAAAAATTACAGCATTAACAGATTTAGGTACTGGAGTTGCCGCTGAAGATTTACTTCATGTTATTGACGACCCATCAGGTACACCTGTTAATAAAAAAATTAGTATTGCTAATTTATTTAACAATTTTCCAACATGGTTGGCATTTGATTCTACACCACAGGCAATAACTTCTGCTGGTGCAGTTAATCTAACAACTGCAGTAACAACTGTTGCAACTTCTGGTGCGATTGCATTAACACTTGCAAATGGTAGCACAGGACAAGTTAAAATCATCACTATGATTACAGATGGTGGCGATGCAACATTAACACCAACTACATTAAATGGATACACAACTGTTACATTTAATACAGATGGTGATGCTTGTATATTATTATATACAGATTCAACAGCTGGTTGGAGTGTAATTGCTAATCAAGGTTGTACTCTTGCATAAGAGGGATTGAATTATGACAGAAAAACTGATTAAATATGGTGCTGGCGGAAAACCTATGGTTGATGAAAAACAAACATTGATTGAGGTTTCTCCCGAAGCTCCTGAAATTACATCTACTAAAAAGACAAGTAGAAAGAAAAAGAAAGTTTTAACTGAAGTAATATCTGATGAATCTTCTAATATAAAATTGGAAGATTCTAATGATGATAAGGGAAATAAAAATGAAAAGATTTAAAAGTTTTGTAACAGAAGAATCACGTTCAGATTTGCCAGCATCTAGTGTTGGAGTTAATCCAGGCTTTGGTGGTGAAATGATTGGTGATAATATGAATCTTGCAGACCTTAGTAATGATATGGTTGTAAAAGAATTGAACTCATATGTTGGTTCGATTAGTGGAGAATATTTAAATCCATACCATGCAATCAAAAAATTACGTGAAGCATTGAATTCTGTGGGTATTGATTTTAATGTACCTACTTTTTCAGGCGACAATGGTGAAATATCTGAAGTGTTGATTGTTCATGGTGGTAAATTTGGAAAAACTGGAGAAGAAGCACCAGACGAAATAACAAATGACCCAACTGGACAAGCACACATGAGAGAAAATCCAATTAAGATTCATTTTACACACGATTTAAGTCCTGCTGGCTCAACTCTGTTGACTGCAAGACTTGGTGAATAGTAGATTTAGACTTTAACAAGTTGTGGTTTTATTATGTATGAAAAGATAACACAGGATAACTGGATGATGTTTGCTATTAAGCATTACAATAATCCAGAATGTGAAGGCGAACAAGAGTTTAAAGATGATTTAAAGAAATTTAAATACATTAAACGACTTCTTCGCAAATATTATGAAACAGGTAATTTAAAAAAAACCTTGTTATTGAATCATATAACACTTTTGATTAATGTGTTTGGTGGAGAAGTAGCTGCAACTTTGTTATTGTTTAAAATAGATAGGAAATATTGGGGTGCATTAAAAGCATTTATGTTATTTTTAAATATATTAAGACCAGATGAATTACTTGATATAGAAACTGATGAGGTGCTTTTAAAAGAATTAAAAGAGTTATAAAGATGGAAAAAAAATTTACAACATTTAAAGAATTTACTTATTCACGACCTGATAGCACTAAGTTTCCAATAGCTAAAAAAGGTGGTGGCGTAGAAAGGTATAAAAAGCTTGGTAGTGATGCAAATTTAAAAAAAGCTATGGCTGATGCCGAAAAAATAGTTCCAATTAGACAAAGCCCAAAACAATTAAAACAATTTATTGCTATTCTTAAAAAGAAGTATAAAGAATATGGTGGTAAGGATAAAGACCTTTTAAATTCCTTTACAGAAAAATTAGAACAAAAGATATCAGAATCATTTAAAGAAGATGTATTAACAGAAACTAGAAATCCATTCAAATATGACCATTCACTTTATGCCAGAGATAAGGATACAGCGCCAAGAAAACCGGGATGGACAAGAATATCTGCTGAAAAAATGCTTGTACGAGGTGGAAGCGCACCAAAAGAACTTTTAGATTTATTTGCTAACAAAATGAATCAATCAAATAAAAGTGATAAAGAAAGTCTTGAATATGCAGTTAAGAAAGGAAATAAATCGAGTATGCTTATCAATTCTTTTAAAGAATCAATTGAAGAAGAATATAAACCAGAAGTCAAAAAGGCTGAGTTAGACCTTATAAAACAAATAAAAGCGTATGTATATCTACCAATATCTGCACAAGAACGTGCAGTAGATAAATCACTCAAACAATTAAAAGATGTAATCAAAAAATTAAAAGGTAAAACACGAACATAAGATAAAGGAAAATAGAAATGGGCTCAGCAATTGATTTATTTGTCGCATATCGTTTTATAAGGATTCTTACAACTCCTTTTGAAAAATCAGATGCATTTAAATTAGGTATTATAGACAATAAAGGTAATAGAATTAAAAAAGAAAATTCTAGTAAACCTGCTGTTGAATTAACAACTTCGGAATTAAAAAACGCATATACTATTTTACATAAACTTGTTTTTAATATTAAAAAAATATTTTTGAAAGTGCCTGGCATAAAAACAAAAGTAGGTACATATGCAGCTGCATTATTTTTACTTAAAGATACATTTAAAGAACATTTTGAAGACCCACGATTTATAGAAAAAACATTTTTGGAATATTTAAAAGAAAATTATGAAATAGATGATAGTATATCTGAAGAAGTCATTGGATTTGGAGAGATATTACCTAAAGGAGAGTATGTACTTCAAAGTGATATTTTAAGTCGACAGTCAGAAGATATAGTTGCTAAAAAAGGTGATAAAGTTTTTGCGACACAAGATACTTCTCCTACAGATACTATTTTAGGTGTAGAAATCTTTTCTGTTATTCATGAAAAATCAAAAGAAACAATATATATAAGCTTAGAGGATATAAAAGAGAGATGAATAAGAAACCAAAATTTGCTGAAATAATGAAACGATATTATACTGATGAAACATTAGGACTCGAAAAACCTAAAACTGAATTGCCAGAAGAAGTACCAACAAACGCAACTGGTACAGCAGTATCAGGAACAGGTGATGATAGTTCTACTGTTCCAGTTCCACCGAGAAAGAAAAAAAAGTTTATTCAAATGGACGGTAGAATGAGAGAAGCTAAAAAATTCGTTGAACGTATCATGAAATTAAGAGCAAAAAGAGAAGAAGCAAAAAAACAAAGACAGGTTAGTTAAAAATGAAAAAAACTTTTAAGGAATATGGTTATCCTTATCTTCCTATTGATTCATTTAAACCCGAATCCGATTTAAATGCATCTACTCTCAATGCATATGGTTCTAGTGGTGCTAGTTATTTCGACACATATAAACCAATGGTAACAGGTCAAAAAAGAAAATTAGTATCTAAATCTCAACTAGACCAAGTTGAGAAGTATGCAGATAAAATTTTTAGGTCTTTAAAGATTGATATAGAATTTTCTAAACATTTTCTTGAAAGATTAAATGATGCAAGAAACAAGGAACAAATAACTACTAACGAACTACTTAGTTTATTTAAAAAATCACGACAAAAACATGGTACTAAAATAAAAGATATGGGTGCAAAAGCACAAGCAGTCATTGCTGATATGAATAGTGATGTTAATATACCATTTGTATTGACTATAGATAAAAAAAATAATGAATTAGATTTGATAGCTAAAACGGTAATGAGAAAAAAAGATTTCAGAACAAGTAATCCAGTACTAAGAGTAGAGAATTTTAAAAACTTTAAAGAATTTAATGAATTGTTAGATACAGTTGATAAACTCGATAAAGCAAAGAAACCAAATAATTCCAAATAAGAGATAATATAAATAGATAATAGTATGAATAGTTATGCAATAGCAGTGTGTATCATGATATCATTATGGTATGTTTATACTGTACATAAGTAAAAGGAGTTTGAAATATAATGGGATTTAAAGGAATGATTATTATGGGTGTCTTAATGGCGACTATGGCAGGTGGATTTTATTTTTATTATAAGGATACACAAAATCGTATTCAAATATTAACAAAGAATAATGCTAAATTAGAAACAGCAGTTCAAACTCAACAAACAGCGATAGATACTTTACAACAAGATGCAGAAAAGTTTAATAAATTAAATCAAAAATTGCAAATTAATTTAGATAATGCTGAAAAGGAGAAAGACGCACTATATAAAAAATTACAAAGACATGATTTAACAAGATTAGCATTGAGAAAGCCAGGATTAATAGAGAAGGTAATAAACAAAGCGACTAAAAAAGAAAATGAATCTATAGAAGATTTAACGAAAAGACCAACGAGGTAATATATTATGGAAATAAAAACAACATTATTAATATTAGGATTAATTTTTGGAGTAAATGGTTGTTCTTGGTTAAGCGGAACAAAAGATTTAAATGTAAAAACTATTCAAGTTGATAGAAATATTCCTATTCAACCTTGGCCGAAACCAATATCAATGAATGGAATACATTTTTATGTAGTAACTGAGGAGAATTTAGAAGATTTTAAACAAAGATTTTTAAAGAAAAATTCAGAGTTAGTATTCATTGCGATGTCTGTAAGAGATTACGAAAATCTTGCATTTAATGTTCAAGATGTAAAACGATACATCAAACAACAAAAGGAAATTATTATATATTATGAAATAGTAGCAGAAGGCACAAAGAAAGAAAAAATAAAAAAAGAGGAAGAATAAAATGGAACTAGATATAATAGCATTAGCAATGAAATTTTGGCAATGGACAATAGTGATTGCTTTAGTAATATTAGGTTGTGTTGTTAACCTATTTGATAAAAATAACGAAAATAGAGTCAATTTTAAATATACAGAAATGCCTCATATGAAACCATTACCTATAAAGACAAAAGGTAAAGGTTTCTGGAAAGGTATCCTAATGTGGTTACTTGGTGTAAGACATTGGGAGATTGCAAAAGATTTTACTTTCGAACTTGAAGGTAAAAAATATATCATACCTAAAGGATTTGAATTTGATGGAGCTTCAATTCCGAAGTTTCTTCATACATTTTTATCCCCAATTGGCGTATTATTAATGGGGGGACTTGTACATGATTATGCTTACAAGTATCAAACCTTATTAATACGACCACCAAAGCCGGGTTTAAAGAAACAAACTATGGGTATCATAACTCAAAAAAGAGCAGATGAAATCTTTAGAGATATTGGTATAGAAGTAAACGGTTTCTTTATTATGAACTACTTAGCATACTGGTCATTAAGACTAGGTGGTTTTATGGCGTGGAATAAACATCGTAAAGTCAATGCTAAAATTAAGTAAACTAAAAGGAGTAACTTTATGAACTGGATAAACAATAGACTTAAAGAAAGAACATCATGGGATGGCGCAACACTAATTGGATTTGGTGTTGTTGTTGTTTTTTTTAGTCCCATTGCTAAGTTATGTGCATATGGCGCTATAGCTTATGGTTTATGGACTTTGATAACTAAAGAAGACTAAATTAATTAAGGAGAACTGCTAACATGTCAGAAATGATTAAAGGAAATGGTAATAATGTATCATCGAATAAAAAGAATTTAGAAACAGCAATTGAATTTCTGCAACGAGATGTTGCAGATATGCAAAATATTCATATCAGATTAGACAAAGCAATTACGAAGATTATAGATGTATCAAATTCTATTCATATCATGTTAGCAGTTCATGAAGAAAAGATTGAAAGACAAGATGAAATTCTTAGTGATAATTCAGCACAAATAGAAAACAAAAGAAAAGAATTAGCAACCGATATTAAAGAACTTCATAGTAGAATTAGTACAATTAATAGAGACTTATATGAAAGGATTACTAATACCGAACAACACATTATAAATGAAAACCAAAAAATTCAACAACAACTAAAACAACATATTGAAAGTTTAAAGGTTAACTTAAATGATAGAGTTAGTCTTTTGGAAAAATGGAGATGGTTAATCATTGGTGGTGCAGTTGTAGTGGGATTTATATTAAATAAATTTATCAAATTTTAATCTTGACATTTTCTTTTTTTTCGTGTAGTATTATAAGAAACGATTTATTATGTACAACCATATTGATATAGAATTCATGAGGAGATTAGCTCCTCAATTAAAACAATTTAAAGAAAAGGGAAATTATCTTTTTAATTTTAGATGTCCTTGTTGTGGCGATTCCAAAACAAGTAAAGTGAAAGCCAGAGGATATGTTTTTCAAAAAAAGAATGATTTCTTTTACAAATGTCATAACTGTGGAGTGGGAAAAACATTGTCAAATTTAATAAAATATGTTGACGCAGATTTACATAAAGAGTATGTAATGGCGAGATATACATCTGGTATTCATTCTTCTGAAAAACCAACATTTGATTTTAAACCACCAGAATTCAATACACAAGACCAACTTATGTTTGAAGATTTTTTATATCAACTTAAAACTTTTGATGATTTAAAAACTTCATCACACCCAGCAGTAAAATTTGTAGAACAAAGAAAAATTCCAGAAAAATATTATTCTCAATTATATTTTGCACCCGAATTTTTTAAATTTACGAATACACTTTTACCTAATAAGTTTCCATCACTTAATGGAGACCACCCAAGATTAATTATTCCTTTTTTTGATAAGGAAAATGTTTTCTTTGGTTATCAAGGCAGAGCATTTGGAAAAGAAAATCCAAAATATATTACTATAATGTTAAAAGAAAAAAATAAAATATTTGGTCTTGATAGAATTGATTCTAACCAACATGTTTTTGTTGTTGAAGGGCCGATTGATAGTCTGTTTCTTGATAATTGTCTTGCTGTTGCTGGTGCAGATTTTAAATTAGATATGGATGAAAAAGATTATACGGTTATCTATGATAATGAGCCAAGAAATGTGGAAATAATAAAAAGAATGGAAAAATCAATTGAACAAAATCAATCAATTGTAATTTGGCCTGATAATATTGAAGAAAAAGATATTAATGATATGATACTTTCTGGGAGAACTTCTGTTGAAATTCATAGAATTATAAGTAAGAATACTTTTTCTAATTTACATGCTAAAACAAGATTAATAAACTGGAAAAAAATTTAAGGAGTCATAAACAAATGCAAAAAAACTTACCTACTCAATATCAACAATTTATTCACCTATCAAGATATTCAAGATGGATACCTGAGCAAAATAGACGGGAAACATGGGAAGAAACAATATCAAGATATTTTACTTTTTTTGAATCCCATTTACAAAAATTACACAAATATAAAATGCCAGATAAATTGAAAAAACAATTGAAAGATTATATTTTAGACTTAAAAATTATGCCATCTATGAGATGTCTTATGACCGCTGGTGAAGCACTTGAAAAAGAAAACATAGCAGGATATAATTGTTCGTATGTTGCAGTAGATAGACCACAAGCATTTGACGAAATTCTTTACATTTTAATGAATGGAACTGGAGTAGGATTTTCTGTTGATAGACAATCGGTTAATAATCTTCCAGATGTCGCAGAAGAATTTCATCCTAGTGATACAAAAATAGTTGTCGCAGATTCAAAACTTGGTTGGGCAAAAGCATTCAAAGAACTTCTTGCGATGTTATATCATGGACAAGTTCCAAAATGGGATTTAAGTAAGGTAAGACCAGCAGGAGCACCATTAAAAACTTTTGGTGGTCGTGCATCTGGGCCAGAGCCATTAGATGATTTATTTAAATTTTCTGTTAAGGTAATGCGTAGTGCCGCTGGTAGAAAACTTACTTCTCTTGAATGTCATGATATTATTTGTAAGATTGCAGAGGTTGTTGTTGTTGGTGGTGTAAGACGTTCTGCATTAATTTCTCTTTCTAATTTATCTGATGATAGAATGAGAGCTGCAAAGACAGGAAGATGGTGGGAAACAGAACCACAAAGAGCACTTGCAAATAATTCTGCGATATATACTGAAACTCCAGATATGGGAATATTCTTAAAAGAATGGAGGTCATTATATGATTCTAAATCTGGTGAAAGAGGAATTTTTAATCGTGATGCTGCCACTAAGGTTGCTTCTGAAAATGGTAGAAGAGAAACTGATGGAATCGAATTTGGAACTAATCCTTGTTCTGAAATCATTTTACGTTCAAGAGAATTCTGTAATTTATCAGAAGTCGTGGTAAGAGCAGAAGATACTATGGAAACCTTAAAAGAAAAAGTAAAACTTGCAACCATTTTAGGAACTTTTCAATCTACATTAGTCAATTTTAAATATATTGCTAAAGAATGGAATAAGAATTGTAAAGAAGAAAGACTTCTTGGAGTTTCACTTACAGGTATTATGGAATGTCGTTTTACAAATGGTAAAGAAAGTGGTTTAGAAAAAAGATTACAAGAATTAAAACAAATTGCAGTTGATACAAATAAAAAGTATGCAAAAGATATTGGTATTAATCAATCAGTTGCAACTACCTGTGTTAAACCATCTGGTACAGTTTCTCAATTAGTAGATTCTGCGTCTGGTATTCATACAAGACATAATCCATTTTATATTAGGACTGTGCGTGGAGATGCGAAAGACCCATTAACACAATTAATGATTGATGCTGGATTTCCTCATGAAGAAGATTATATGAATAAACATAGTATTGTTTTTTCTTTTCCACAAAAAGCAGATAAAGATTCTGTTTTTAGAACTGATATGAGTGCAATAGAACAACTAGCAATTTGGAAAATATATCAAGTAAATTGGTGTGAACATAAACCATCTGTAACTATTTCTGTAAAAGAAGATGAGTGGATGGCAGTTGGTGCTTGGGTTTATGAGAATTTTGATTATATGTCTGGTGTTTCTTTTCTACCTCATAGTGACCATATCTATAAACAAGCTCCATATCAAGATTGTACCGAGAAGGAGTATAATGAGTTTGTGAAGAAGATGCCGAAAGATGTGGACTGGGGATTACTAAGTAAATATGAACTATCTGACCAGACTATCGCTAGTCAAGAATTAGCGTGTACTGGGCCAGAGGGTTGTGATGTTACTTTTAGTACCCCAACAGGAATCGGTGGTATATCTTAGTGCCAGAGCGATTTTAAAGGGGCATTTGGACGCTGTTAATAGCGCCAAGGGTGTTTGTATCCCACCCCTTAAAAGGTCTTAAAATGATTGATTTGAAATGATACAAAATATTGAATATGGTAGTCGAGTTAATTGTGTTGGAATTGATTATTCTATGAGCAGTCCTGCTATATGTTTATCGTATGCTGAAGAAGTATCTTGGCAAACTTGTAAGATTTTTTATCTAACCGACAAGAAAAAATACTTAGGGCATTTTGCTGAAGATAAAATTATGGGACAATCTCTCTATAAAGATTGGACATCTCAACAACAAAGATTTCACGCACTTTCGAATTGGATAATGGTGCATCTGAATTTGGATAGTTCTATAAAGGTCTACTTAGAAAATTATTCTATGGGAAGCACAGGCAGAGTTTTTTCTATAGCAGAAAATACTGGCATCTTAAAATATAATCTTTATCTACAAGGCAATCCTATTATCTTATTACCACCGAGCATTATAAAAAAATATGCTACTGGAAAAGGAAATGCTGATAAAGAATTAATGTATGAAGCATTCTATAATGAAACCAAAATTGATTTACAAAATATTTTAAATTCTTCTATATCAAACCCTTTGACTGATATAGTTGATGCTTATTTTATTTGTAAATATGGGAAACAATATGAGCAAGAACAAAATTAATAATAATGATTTTATTACTACAAAAATAAATAAACTTTTATCACAATTAGAAACTCAAGTGGAACAAGTTTTTGGAGAATTCTCTGAGGAAGAACTTAAAGAATTACTTGATAATGATTTAGGTGAAATTATTTTTAATTGGAAAGGACAAGCACAAGAAGAACGAGGACGAAGAAATCAACAAAAATTAATTGATTTTACTTTAGGCAAACAACAATAATACCCAATTATTTTAACAATTTTGTTAGATAAAATTCTATAAATTTATAAATATATGTGACTACAAAACAGAGTATTTTAGAGGTTTCATATGCATAAATTTTTATTTTTCTTCCTGATATTGACAATTACATTTACGCCATTAAGTTTTGTTTTTGCAAACGACCAATCCACATCTAATCAAACTAATGCAAGTGGCAGTAACACTTCTATAAGTGGTGGGTATACTAGTACAACTACAAACAATAATGATGGACAAGTTAATAATACAACTAACACCACAAGCAATTCATCAACAACAAATCAAAAATCCATACCTGTTGGAAATGCAAGTGCGCCCTCTATGTCAAGTTACTCACAAGACCTTTGTACAGTTGGTGTAGGTTTTGGTATGCAAACACTTGGTCTTGGTGTATCAGGTGGAACATATTTTACCGACCAGAATTGTGAACGAATGAAATTATCAAAACTTCTTTATGATTATCAAATGAGAGTTGCATCAATAGCAATTCTTTGTCAAGATGATAGAGTATTTTCTGCTATGGAACATGCAGGTACACCTTGTCCATTCGAAGGAAATATTGGTAGTGCAGCTAACGCACAATGGAAAAAATATGATATAGAAAGACCAGATTATGATAGATACACAGACAAACTTAAAAAGAGAGAATATATCAACGAAAAATTAAGTAAAGAAGCACAAAAGAAAATTGATGCGATTAAAAAAGCAGAACAAAAGAAAGCAGAAATTGAAACTAAAAGAAAAATGAAAGAACTAGAAAAATTACAAGAGGAACTTAAAAAAGAAGAAAAAGCTAATATTCCAAAGAAAGAAAAGAGTTCTTGGTTTAACTTTGATTTTAAAATTGAACATTTAGAGACTAAACCTGTTGACTTTTCTGGACACCAAAGTGTTGGTGGAGTTAAACTTCCACATACGAACTAATTATTGGAGAATATTTTGTTCAAATACGTTAAAACTATATTAAAGTATCTTTTCATAGTTTTTATAGCATCGTGTTCTTGGACTGGAATGACTCGAGCAAATGTTACAGTTACTTCAACATCAGTAGATGTCATTCAACAAAATACACCACAACAAGGTGATACCTCAACTGTCACAACTACTACCACAAACACCACAACCACAACAACTGTACCGGGTTATAATCAAAATGTTGTTTCAGAACAAACAACAAAAACAGGAGATGTTTTAACGAACTCTACTTTTGGTACAGGGGGAACATATTCAGATGATGGTTGGACGATGACTGGTTATGATTCCCATCATGGTGGAGAAGCAGCAAATTATGGTGGTGGTAATGCACCAGGCGGCTCTTGGGCTACTGGACTTGATTCCAAAGCAGAACAAAGTATATCTGTTAAAGATGATGGTGGATTAACTCAAGCAGAAATTAATAATGGATTTAAATCTGAATTATCAGCAGACATATGGTATTGGCATAATTATGGAAGTAATACTACTACAATGACACAAACTATAACAGGTGCTAGTGGAAATGTAACGACACAAGAAAGAATAATATCTGGGAAAAATGCTAGTAATACTAATAATATTTTTGTTAATTATAGCGATACTTATATTAATACTGGAAATACAGAAACAGATTATACTATTAAAGTAACTATTTTTAATGCTGGTACAGGTTATCATGGTGGGCATTGGGGGCCAGATATTGATGATGTAGAATTGGATATAGAATACAATGAGATTACTACTCAATGGGTTGCCCCTGTTACAACATCAAATACAGTTATAACAGAATCAGTTAGCACAGCAGTTGTATTTTGCTGGGAAAAAACACCATCAACTTGTCCCGATGAAGGCATAACTGATATTACTGATGATATATTTGACGACCTTGAAACAGTTGAAGATACAATTGAGGAAAGATTTGAAGAAGAAGATGCATACTTTGATACAGAAATAGAATTTTTTGAAGAAGAAGTTTATGTAATTGAAGATGAAGCTTTTGAAGAAACATTTGAAACAAGTATAGTAGAAGAAGATATTGAAGATATGTTTGCTGGTGTTTTTGATGGAATGGAAATGGGTGATATCTTTGATTTTTTTGAAACAGATAATGATATGGGAAGTGTAGATGATTTGAATATAGAAGAAGAAACATTTACTGAGATGGGATTTGAAGAACCACCAATGATGGAAGAATTTGAAGAAATGTCAACTGAACTATATGAAGAATTAGATATGCCAATGGACATGTTTGAAGCGTTACCACCACCACCAATGATGGAAACAGAAATGGATATGGAAATGGACATGTATGAAGAACTACCACCACCACCAACAATGATAGAAACAGAAGTGGATATGGATATTGATGAAACACAAACGACAACATTTCAAGTTATCGGTGAGAAACCAGATATGGAAACAGGAATGGATATCGAAACAGAAATGGATATGGAGATGGATGAACAACCATCTACTATGACATTTGAAAGTAGTGTTGGTGATGATGAAATGGATATGGACATGGACGAACAACCATCTACGATGACATTTGAAAGCAATGTTGCTTCTAATGAATCAGAAGAATTTGATAGCAATGAATCAGTTGAAACAGAAGATTTAGTTTCAGATGCATCAGAAGAAATGGGTGAAGAACCTATGGTAGAAGAAAAACCTACTACACAAACATTTACAAGTATGACAAATGAAGAAGAAGTAGTTGAAGAAAAACCTACAACAACAGAAGATAATTTAATTGCAGAAGCAGATGAAGTAACTGAAGAAATGCCTACTGAAACTACAGAAGAATCAATTGAATCAGAACCAATTGCAAAATCAGATAGTGTTGAAGAAGAAGTAGATTCTCCAACTGAGGAAAAAGAAGAAAAGTCAACTCTTATATCTAAAAAAGAATCTAATGAAGAAGAAGATAAACCAAAAGATAAAAAATCTGATACTACAACAAGTAAAGTAAAAGTAATAGATAAAACAAAAACAAAAACAACAATTTCAAACGCAGAAGAACAAAAACAACAAAAAGTTGAACTAAAATTAGATATTGATAAACTTACTGAAAAGATTGAGGAAAAGGTTGCAGATGTAAATAAACAATTAGTGGCTGTAAGTTATATTGTATCAGAAGTGATGGTAAAGAATCAACCAAATATAACTGAAGCGTATAAGAATAGGAATTCTCGTTTTTTTGATAATCGGCAATTATATAAAAATCAATCAAAAATATATGAGGATAATAATGTTATGTTAGGTGAATATAATTATAGCATTTATGAAAAAGAAAATACTGTACTTGTAGCAATGAGTGGCGAAGATGGTATGTTGAAATATCAAACTAACCTAAATAATGCTGTAAACAAAAGACAACAATTAGAACGAGAATTATATATTCTCAAAACAAAAAGTTTAAAGAGGTAAGGTAATTAAAAATGGATATATCAAAAATATCAGACAACTTTTCAAAGTATGCCGTAATACTTGGTGTAGTCATCACGCTCGGCGGTGGGTTTGTCGCCTGGGGCCAATTCAACGCAAGATTGGATGGCATAGAAAAAAGTCAAGGTAGCGATGCTGTAGAAAAACTTGAAGCAAGAGTTGCTGACTTAGAAACTAGCAATGAAGTTCTTCGAAAAACAATTGAAGTAGTAGATGCTAAAATGGCTGAGTTGAAATTAAAAGTTAGTAACCCATTAGGCAACTAAATTATATAAAAGACCTTAAAATTTCCAATTTTATACCGATTTTGTCGGTTTTTCCTATAAATATAAGTTACTATTGACATTTTTATGAGAAAATGTTATAATTATAGTATGATTTCAATTAAAGGAGAGAATTACTATGACAGCTATAGAAACAGATGAAAGGTCATTTGATACACTTTATCAAGATTTTGAAGAAATATTAGAAGATTATTGTAGTAGACAATCGCCAGAATTAGAATATGATTGGGAAGGCGAAGAAGTAAAAATTTCCATTGATGAGTTAGATGATAAGGGAAAGGAGCATGCTGAAGAAATTGTGAAAAGTTTAGAAAATCTTCAGATTGCTGGCAGCAAACCTTATTTCTACGAAGAAGTAGATAAAGAAAATAAACACAATTTAAATTATAAAATAGGGGTGTTAAGATTGGATAGTTAAAATGATACAAATAGAAAACAAAAAAAGAGAATGAATCACCAAGAATTGGAGAGAAGTTTCATATCTCTTCGAAAGCGTTTTGTAGATATTAAAGTTTACATTAAGGAACATTTCAATAAAGATGGATTATTAAGAGGATTATTACTAGAGTTTGAACGACCATATGAAGAGGGATTATTAGAAAATATAAAGCAATTAGAAAGATTGGATGAATTAGATATTCCTATTGATAGTGAAGAATTAAATATTGAAAAATCTTATCACAAACTTAGTGATAGTTTCCATAAATTAAACCCATATATCTATGAAACTTATCGAGATGATGTGAAATTAAGAGCATTTTTAACTCATATTTTGATGATACTTCAAGATTTAGGTGAACATTATTACCATAAAGCGATTAAAGAACGAGATGATGATAAAACGGATAAAAAGGATAATCCCAAAAAACCCAATAAAGACAGGGTTTTACAGTAAAGATTTGACAAATTGTTTATTCTATGTTATAATATTTGTATAATATGATAAGAAAAATGCACACAAAAGAAGATTTAGATTCTTACACTATTGATGTAAGAAATGATAATGTAGAAGGAGCATTGCGACTTTTAAAGAAAAGAATACAAAAAGATGGTTTGATGTTTGAATTGAAAAAACGAGAACATTATGTGAAACCTAGTGAAAAACGCAGAATGAAAAAAGCCGCTGCGATTATACGACAAAAAAAGACACAAGCAAAAAAAGGTATGAGTAAAGGAAACTATAGAAAATGACTGATGATAATGTGATACAAGGGCCGTGGAAAACTCATGTTAAAGTTCCAGAAATGGAAGAAACTAGTCAGTTAAGATATAACTTGATGTTTGCTGAAGATATAACAAATTCGATTATAGCACAAACACTTCGTGTTCTTGATGAAAATAAAGTTTCAGATAGAGAAAAAGATGTTTTTATAAAAGATTTTGGTTTAGTAAATGAAACTTTAAAATCTTGTATACTTCGACATTTTGGTTTTTTTCATCCTATTCAAATTGTATCGGATATGGCAATGACATCAATTGTAAATGAACAAACGCAGAAGGTTTATTCTCAGTTTGATTTATCACAATTGAATAATAAAGATTTTGACAAAATCTTGAAAGAGGAATAATTATGGTATTAGTTGATATGAATCAAGTAACTTTATCTTCATTAATGATGCAGATAGGTCAGTCAAAAGATTTAGAAGTCAATCCAGATTTAGTTAGACATATGGTATTGAATTCTATTCGTACATATAGAATTAAATTTGTAGAAGATTATGGTGAATTGGTTTTATGTTATGATAGTAAACACTATTGGAGAAAAGACGTTTTTCCACAATATAAATCCAATCGTAAGAAAATGAGAGAATCAAGTGATTTTGATTGGAATACTATTTTCAATACACTTAATGTATTAAAAGAAGAACTTAGAGAAAATTTTCCATATAAAATGTTAGAAGTATATGGTGCAGAAGCAGATGATATTATAGCAACTATTTGTGAATCACAAAAAGAAAAGATTATGATTGTTTCTGGTGATAAAGATTTTATCCAATTACAAAAATATAAAAATGTAAAACAATGGAATCCTGTTCAAAAGAAAATGTTGAATGGTAAAAATCCAGAATTATATTTAAAAGAACATATTATCAAAGGTGATAGAAGTGATGGAATACCAAATGTTCTTTCTGATGATAATTCTTTCGTAGATAAGATTAGACAAAAACCACTTACCAAAAAGAAAATACAATCATGGGTAGAACATGATTTTATGGATGTTGCCCCTAATGAACAAGCAAAAAGAAATTATCATAGAAATACTACATTAGTAGATTTATCTAAAATACCACAAGACCTTAAAGATAAGATTAAAGAAACTTATAAGACAACACCTATTTTGGGTGACAGAAAAAACCTTATAAATTACTTTATAAATAATAAGTTAAAAGAATTGACAAATAATTTAGGAGATTTTTAATTATGGTTACAGAAACATATGTTCCACTTTTTCATGAAATTCTTGAACGAGTACATAAAGCAAAAACTAAAGACGAAAAGATTGAGATTTTAAAAAAACACAATAGTGATGGTTTACGTTGGTTTTTAAGAGCTAATTTCGACCCAGATGTAGAATGGTTATTACCAGAGGGTAAAGTACCTTATACCCCGAATGATGCACCAGATGGCACAGAACACACAAGATTACATAAAGAATATAGAACTCTTGATAATTTTATATCACTTCTTGGTGTTATTGCTAAACCAAATATTGTTCAATCACGTAGAGAATCACTTTTTATTCAATTGTTAGAAGGATTGAGTGCTGGTGAAGCAAACTTAGTTGTACAAGCAAAAGATAAAAAGTTGGGTAGAACTTATAAAGGACTATCAATTCCAGTTTGCAAAGAAGCATTTAATTGGGATGACAATTTCATGTTAAAAGATTAGTAAAGATTTGACAAATTGTTTATTATATGTTATAATTATTAGTATAATAAACGAAATATAACAACTAGGGTAAAAATATAGCAACGGGTTTTTATCCTAGTATAAAATAACAAATTTGAGTTGCAAGGTGATTATATCATGGCAAGACAAACTATGACAAGAACTGCAAAGTTCTTAAATGCGCTTCTTAGAGGCGAATCTATTTCTTGGACAACTGTTCAGAAAAGATATGGTTTCAAGTCCCCAAGAACTGTCGTTGACGGTTTTAGAAGACGAGGATATTGTGTGTATGCAAACAAAGCTGCAGATGGTACTTCATATAGAATTGGCACACCAAGTCAATCTATCATTAAAGCGGGATTAGAAGCAGTTTATGGGTTATAATACCCACTAATCGGTTAGTGGAGCTTTGTACCCACAGAGCTCCATTTTCAATTTCATGAAAAATTTACCATATAAATAAATTCATCATGAGGTTAACTATAAGAGGTTGTGATACCGAAACCAAAACCAAAACTAAACAAGCTACAAGATGGTATCTTGACCATCTTCTTTCCAAAAGACTTCAATCTAACCTTTCAATTTCCATTCTTTATAGCGATACTCTTTTTAAAGATTACAAAATAGAAGGAGAATGTGAATGGAATGATGAATTTGAAACTCGTAGACCAAAAAAATTTACTATTAATATAGACAATCAAGTAAGACTTAGAAGCAAACTCATAACATTAGCACATGAACTAGTACATCTTAAACAATGGATGAAAGGTGAGATGTATGAATATGTAAGAGATGCAAATAGATATAAATGGAAAGATACTGTAATAGATACTAAAGGAGTAGATTATTATGATTTGCCGTGGGAAGTAGAAGCACATGGCAGAGAAATTGGAATGTTTATACGTATGTGTGAATCATTAAAATGGGCAAAGGAAGATTGGACAAAAGAATATGTGCCTATGTATGGTGATAGAAAATGTGGATTAACTGAGATGCTTCAAAAGCATGAAAAAAATTTGACAAACTTAATTAAATAAAGTATAATATATTAAAAATGTGGAGATATAATTTTGCCTACTTATGATTTTTTAAATACAAATACAAATAAAACGGAAGAACTTTTTATGTCTATTTCAGAAATGGAAGAATATATAAAAGAAAATCCACATATTCAAATAGCACCTGCGGCTCCAGCAATTGTATCTGGTGTAAACACAGAACAAAAAATGGATACGGGATGGAAAGAAACATTACAAAAGATATCAGAAGCACACCCGAATAGTGCTCTTGCAGATAGATATGGAAATAACAAGACAATTAAACAAAAACAAGGTGAAAGAGTGTATAAAGAACACGCAATTAAACAAGCGAAAGAAAAGAAATAATATAAATATGATAATGATACGAGCTAGAAATTTCAGCACAACCTTAGATATTAAAGTATCATCAAAAGGGGTTTGTAAGCTTTTGAAATCCCTCGGCTCATGCATCAATGGGGGGTTGTTACATGACAATCCCTTTTTTTATAGAGGTTATTAAATAATGCCAGAAAAAAAGAAAGCAAAAGAAATTACAGATTCACAATTAATTAAAATAAAACCAGTTACAGATAATCAAAAAGTAGCATTTGACGCATTTAAAAAAGGACAAAATATTTTTCAATATGGTGCTGCTGGAACTGGAAAAACTTTTGTTGCATTATACCTAGCACTTAAAGAAGTTTTAGATTTAAAAAGTCCATACCATAGAGTATGCCTTGTTCGTTCATTACTGACAACAAAAGATGAATCATTTATTCCTAATAAAGAAAATGATACAACACTTTTATATCAAACTGTCTATCAGAATATGGTACAATTTATGTTTGAACAACCAAATGAAGATGCGTTCAGTTCGTTATATGATAGATTAAAAACACAACAAAGTTTATATTTTCTTTCTACTTCCTTTCTTCGAGGATTGACTTTTGATAATTCTATTATTGTTGTAGATGAATGTCAAAATTTAAATTTTCATGAGTTAGATACTATTATAACAAGAGTTGGACAAAATAGTAGAATTATTTTTTGTGGTGATGTAGACCAAAGTGATTTAGTTAGGACACAAGAAAAAAATGGTATTTTAGATTTTACTAGAGTGCTTGAACAAATGGATGAATTCACATTAGTTGAATATAATTTAGGTGATATAGTTCGTTCTGGATTTGTTAGAAATTATTTAATTAATAAAATTAAATTAGGACTTGCTACTGGTTAATAAAAAAAATATTATTAATATAGGATGTTAATATAATGAAAAAAATATATGAATTCAAAAGGGAAATAAAATATGTTCCCGAACTTTCAACACAAAATATAGATAGAAAACGATACTATGTAACACCAAAGAAACTTCTTTATCCATCTATAACTACAGTTTTATCTCAACGAGGTAAACAGGGATTATTAGAATGGAGAA